TGCTAACTCTCCTTCATACTCTGCGATACAATCAACTCGTCCTGCAAGTCCGAAGTATTCAGAGTAGAGAGTTCTCTCGATAGCATGAATATTATTTATCTTATCTAATTCAGGCTTCAAATGATAAAACATAAACTTAGATGCTGGAAGATAATTGTTCCAGTCAAGTTCTTTATTCAGTAGATAGTCTTGTGCTACCTCGTGAAAGTCAGTTCCTCTTGCAGTTGCCTTCTTAGTGATACGATTTGCTTCTTCAATACCAACTCTCTTACGCCAGTCAATAAAGATCTGTCGGTTATAGAAAGAAGTTACAGACGTAATAGAAGGCACCCAGTCTCCATTAGGTAAGTTATAGAGACGGATGCCATTGGTTTCTTTTTTGTTTAATTCAATGTCACCGAGATAATTATGATGAGTAAAGGTCATAGATTAAGTTCCATCTTCGCAAGTAAGTATTCTTTCACCAGTCCAGAACGAACAATATCTTCGACTCCAAACTCAATAACATCAACAGAAGGCATGATACGAAGAACTTTCATGAAATCTGCAATGCCATTTCTCTCTCTGTCTTTTAGAAGATCAGACTGAGTGGCATCACCGCAGAACATAATCTTGGAGTCTTGTCCAATCCTTGTAATGATACTATCCAGTTCATGATAGTTCAAGTTTTGGAATTCGTCAACGATAATGATTGCATTATCAAGTGTAGTTCCACGAATAAAAGATGTAGACCAGAATGAAATCGTACCTTGTGTTTTCAGATTTCCATACAGCATTTCAAAATCAGAATCCGTAGGCATCTCAAACATGTATTTCACCATGTTCTTATAAGGAATCTGGTAGAGAGAAGACTTATCCTCATGGTCACCTGGCAGGAAACCGATCTCTCTGGTTGCTACAAGGGATCTAACGATGTAGATCTTCTCATAGGGTGTCTTCTCATTCAACACGTCTTGTAGGGCATTGTAGAGGGTGATGAAGGTCTTTCCTGTACCTGCACACCCATATGCTACAAGGTTCTGATCATTTTTATAGCATCGGAAGAGTTCCTCCTGATTTTCTGTCAGGGGTTCGATCTTCCGCATGAGATCGAGATTGATTGGTTTCTTTCTTTTCATTTGTCGGTTAGACATTCCAAATGGAACTGGAGTTTGAGTCTTTCTTTTTGCTGGCATAGAGGAGAGAGGAATCAGAAGGGTTTAACACGGGATCCTGGTGCTTTTGATGCTTTCTTCAAAACATCATTCCAACCAGGATTCTTTTGGATGAGTTTGTTTTGCCAATCTCCTACTTCCCCTACGTTCATTTGAGTAGGAATGAGTGGCTTGAGATGTGGGTTGTCCTTAAGGTATCCTTCCTTGTCAGACATATACATCCACTTCTCAAAAATCTCACCAGTGTCGGTGTTTTCAAACCTATACGTTGGCATAAAATAAATCCGATTTCAGTTATTTATTAAACCCATTCCATTGCTTCAGCAACAGCAGGGAACTGTTCAATGAATACTTGTTTAGAAGCATTTGCAATGTCCATGTGCTCCTTCTGAGTACCATGTCCAGAACGCAGATCAATATAATGGATCCATGAACGAACTGTACCGGTCATGTAGATTCTGGTTGGTGTTGCCAAAGGAAGTACAAAACGAGCACACTCCTTAGCAATACCAGCATCAAGCATATCCTGATATAGTTTCATTGCTTCACCAAAATGATGTTGCATTAGAATCTGATACTTCTGAACAGTATAAGGATCTACATCATCAATACTATTCTGTCGATTCTTAGTATCCTGACGACGCAGTTCTGGAAGAGGAATAGTTTTACCAAGCAGAGAACTATCTGCATACCTCTGTGAAAACTCTTGATATGTGAAGGACCTATGACGCAGTATTTGGGCTGCGATACCTCTGGTTGTATTGATCTCCAGAGTCATGCTTGCCTGCTCAAAGATAGACCAGTGCTGATGCTTGATACAATACTTCAGCAAACCAGAGAAATTATCATTCTCTTGGTTATTTGGATTGCTTACCCGAGCACAGTATGCCATATGTTTCTCAGCATCTGGCGTGACACTAATCAACTTAATCGGGGTATCCATCATCATCTCCGTCATAAAATACTTCGTCGTAATCAGTAATGTGTTGTGAAATTTCTTCGTAGTTCATCTTGTAAGAGTCTACATCAGAATAAACTTCTGACTTTAGACATTCTACCAGAGACTCAAGGTTTTTGACAATTAACTTAAGCTTTTCTCTATCCATCATGATTAACGCTGACAAAGCTAATTATACACAAAAAAAGGAGGGTAGTCAACCCCCCATTCAGACTATTCTAGAATTCTCCTACAAATTCGTTTACATGATGCCTGATCGTCGTCACATTCAATTAGACAATTATAATAGTCGTTAATGAGATCTGCTTCCTCCGCACTCCTATCTAAAGTATTCTCCAGTCTCATTAAGCTTTCGTTCCATCCTGCTAATTGATTGTATGAAATAAGATTATGCATGATAACCTCCACAATTGATTTAAC